GAAAGAGTTCCGTAGGCAGTGTCATCGTCCGGATGACACTAGTCCCTTGCGGGGCCGATTCGTATCGGTCCCGACCGCAGGAAAGAAACGCCCGCTGGTCCTGTTTGACCGCCGCGTTGACCTGCTGGCCCCCCTCCATAAGACCATGTGGCGACACATGGTTAAGGTGGCGGGGAGGGAATGGCTCCTAGTCGGGCCACCTACGGCGAGGAAGGTTGGGACTCTGATGGCTGGGCGACCGATCGCGACATCGGTCGACCTCGTTTCCGCTACCGATAACCTCCCTATGGATGTTACCGAAGCGATCCTTGGACGCGTACTTTCACGGTGCGCGTCGACGCCGGGCCGGATCCGCGAACTCGCGGTCAACTCCCTGCGTCCCCTGGTATTCACGCGCAAAGGTGATTTCCAGGGCGAGGTCAGCCATGGTCAGAGTATGGGGGCCTACCTCTCCTTTCCCTTGCTATGCCTGCATAGCTATCTTGCCGCTAAGTGGGCGGCCGGAGATCGGGATGCCTCCTTCCTGGTGAATGGAGACGATTGCATAATCGCCTCATCGTCTGCGGTTGAGCAGGACCAGTATCCAGCTGGTTATATGCTCAACGACTCCAAGACGATCCGTGCCGGGAACGTCGTCGAGATAAATTCTACGACGTTCTTGAAGGAGGGGAGTTGCTGGAAGGAAGTCCAGCATCTTCGGAGGGGTGGCATGGGTGCCACGCACCAACTCCGGGACCTGCTGCACGTAATCCATGCGTGCTCAGTCAACCAGAGATGGTCCGACGCGCTTGTCGGGTCAGGTGTGGGTGCCCGTTGGGGGCTGTTGATGGGGGAGCTGGGCCTCCCTGAACGTTCGTTTTCGACGTTCAGGCGTTGGAGGTCGCTCCAAGAGACAAGGGTGGAAACCCCGTTGAGGGTCATCGAACAGGATGGTCCGGCATGGGGGGAGTCTCTCGAGAGAGAACTCGATTCCGACGAGGGGCACGCCTTTACGGCACGGTGCTTCCGGGATGGACGCCCATCACCCACCGACAAGAACCTCGACCACGTTGGGTTGAGCAGGACGCGGCTTACAGCCAGCGGTCATCCTGCTCCGATAACGGTGGGCGAGGTCAAGAAGGGGTTCGTCTGGCGAGTGCCAGGATCGCTCCGTGCTGAGGCATGGAGGGGACGGATGTTGTCTTTCCGTTCCTGGATCCGGCGCGAGCCAGCGAAGAAGGGAAGGCCCTGCCATCAGATCGACGAACGGTACGAGTCTCTACGGGAGGCGGCCGAGAAGAAAAGATGGAACGAGGGTTGGGGAGAGTGGGAAAGGGCTGTGAAGGAAAAGGCAGAGCTCGGAGGTGGCATCGAACTTGGATGCTGCTGAAGATCGGGCTGGCTGATCACTCATAGCCTGGACTCCAGGGGATGCGTGCTCCCTCCTGTGGGGGGTGGAGTGGTAGGTGAAACGAACGGATGGCAGTTCCTCGGGCTTACGTCCACGTGGATTATCCCTGACTGCAGGGGATATGAAAACAACGAGTGAAAGCGCACGTGTCCTTTATGGCAGGAGGCTAATGACCCCCGTAAACCGTGTGACAGTAGCAAGTTGGCGTAGGGCGCCCTCGGGGAAAGTGTTTCCCAATCGTGGATCGTCGCGGGGCCGG